GTTTCATCATTGCCTGCACCTTGATTCAATAAGTAAGCATAGCTATTTGATACAACTCCAAAGACATCTGAACTTAAATCTTCTTTAACAGCAGTAACTTCTTTGTCACCGCCTAATTCAACAACTGTACCAACATCATAGATTGCATCAGCCGAATAACGTTCTGCCAAGTCAGCGAATGTTGCTTGAAATCTTGCGCCAGTTTCTAATGTCCATACACCTGCAACTGTTCCGCCGCCTGCTAAACGAGTTGTTGTAACTTGTCTTGGAGCAATATTACCTGTAAATTGTGCAATACTATTCGCGCCAGTCAAATAGTCAGCAACGTTTGCGTTTGTATATGTACCTGATGGATTAAATTGTACACCGTTTGCATACATGTAGTTGTCGCAACGAATACCATTAACACTGCTTGCAGTGAACGCAATATTACCGTTAACAATAGAAAGTGCATTACCAGAAGTATTACCATAAACAGACCACGCGCCTGTCAATGTACCAGTTGTTGTTGCGCTACCTGTTGTTATTGTGCGTGTAGTTAATGTGCTAATAGTACCAGTAGTAATATTACCTGTAGTAGCAGTCATTGTACCGGATACGTTAGCTAAACGAACATTAAGAATATCGCCGCTGATTAAATTACCCACGCTAATGTTATTAGCAGATAAATTTCCAGTAACAGTTACGTTAGCAAGAGTAGCAGTACCTGAAGTGCTAGTTGATGTTAACGTCAACCAAGAACTTGCAGTTAGCGTACCGTCTGCCGGACAAACGTTCAATGTATTAGTCGATGTATTGTACCACAATTGACCCTTCAGTGGGTTAGCAGGAGGACTACCTGCGGCAAAACTTTCAGTAATACGAACAAAGTTTGTATCAAATGCTTGTCCATATCCTGACCAGCTACGACCGGGTAGTGATAGTGAGGTACTAGTAGTATTGATTGTACCGTCTTGAATAGTAGTTAACGTACTACCGTTACTTCTAATAATTGTATATGCCATTTGCTTGTTGCTCCAGAGTCTTTAAATATTTATCTTAAATTGTAACTACGTTTGTCAAGCTTTGAATCCTGATTGTGTAGTCCAATTGTATTTGTCTGTTCAAACTTTTTTGAACGGGGTGAAAAATCACATGAGTTAATAGTCTTGTCTGTTCATTACCAGACGTATCCATTCCATATCCAGCTAAAATACCCATTTCGTCAAAGGTGTACGATGATTCTGTTTGAGTACCATTATCAAACGCTGTCTGTCCATTGGGTTCACCAAAGTCTAGTAAACACTGCACGATAATGTCGGTATAAACTTTACCAGTAACATGACTGATAATCATTTTATTTCTTGAGGGGTCAGTATTTAAAATACTAGTATCATCTACAATCTTAGTATAAGTCTGATTGTATAAACTTGCATTAATACCCACTGTATTTGGGGGCAAATACGTAATAATACCTGTATCATCTACGCTAGTTCCTCCGTTGCCAAATGCCATCTTATAGATTCCGCCGTAACCTCGGTTACTAAGTGCGTCTGCAATAGCTTGGGAAATGTTCTCATAGTGGATTGCATTCTTTTTGTCCAGTAAGACTTCACCTGTGTTAGGGTCGGTCAATTTGACAAATCCTTCAATTTTTAACATATTTTGTATTGACATTAGTTATCGCCCCTGACTTGCACTAGAATTTCCTTAGTATTGGGATCAGTAATCTTGAGGAAGGAACTAAAGTAAAATCCGCTTTGTTCATTGGGTTTTACTTCCTTAGTTTCTGCCGTATTTTCTGGTTTTTCGTTCATAATAGTTTATTTATCATTTATTCTGTACCGACCTGCAAGAAGTTAGCCGGGAAGCTGTCACTGACTTGCAACGGATCACCCTCAACTGAATAGTCCTCACTGTTCCAAGTACGGTTATAGTAGAAATTGAACAATGTATTTGTCAATTTTACACCATAGACCATAGTATATTCCGAATGCATCAATCTAGCACCAGAACCATCTACTCCTCGGGTAATTCCTGAAATTGTATTAGTCTCAGTATTAACTTTCTTAAAAGTAATAATTTCCCCACCAATATTGATAGTGTTACCTAGTCGTAGTGAAACCTCCAAGTTATCACCTTCAGAAGCACCTTTAGCTATATAAATCACTGGTCTAGAATTCTTAATAGCCAATGTAATATTTTCTGTACTTATTTGAGTTAGTGTAGAAATATTATATACAGAAATTTCCTTAATGGTCTCGACTGCGTAATTTACAAGGCACGCAACATTTTCATTTATTGTAGCTGCAACTACGGTTGTTTTGACTAAATCTAACAACTTAGCTACATCTTCGACATATATTTGACTGTCAAGTACTTCTAAGTTTTTTGTCAACCAAGTTCTGACACCTGTATTTGCTCGGTATATTGATTGTTCACCATTTTTATCAATGTGATTTACATATACTAGTTGATTGGGTGTAGCGTTTGTAATCATACTGGTAATCAAAACAACATCACCCGTAGTAATAGGTTCTAAAATATTAAGCTTGTTTCCACTCTTAAGTTTAAGTCTACTGTTGTCAACTTTGTATCCGTTAATAGTCACAAACAATCTATTAATATTAGTCAACGTTAAATCAGGTTGATTTATTTCATGTGTAGTGTCAGATTTCCAAATATATCCACCAGACACATAACTTGTTAGTATTTTACCAGTTACTGGTTTTGCCAACAATACATCATAGAATAGTTTAATTGGTTGATATGTTATTGCATCCTCTGTTACAGGAGTCATTAATCTAACATAATATTCATTACCATTTAATTGTGTAGTACCGTTAATACCATCAATTGTTATTAAGTCACCGGTGACAAATTCAGGTACCGTAGTAACGATTAATGTCAACTCACCTTTATCAGTGTTGACAGTTAATAGTGGAGTTACTTGTAATGTGTTAATGTTTTCTGTTAACAAGTATTGGTCACGGGTATCATGGAATGTAGTAACACTAATCAAATCTTCGCCAGATGCCGGATTAAACAATAATGTCACTGTACCAATTTCTGAATTAGGATCAACTGCAATAGTATACTGGATAGTTGGAATTAATCTTACACCATTATATTCTACAATAGCATCTACATCATTGGTATAACCATCTGAAGACAATCCAACAAAATTAGTGAGAACTAATTCAGTTATAGATGGTGCAACTTCAAATACTTGTGTTTGTGGAATACTGAAACTATTTTGTTTAGAGTTAATTTCTAGACCCATAATTGCAAAACTTAAATAATCAGTTTCAGAATGGTATGTTGTAGTGAACAATAATTTAGCTTCTTTAGATGCGGTGGTTGATATTTTGTAATCATCCTCATATATTAAAGGGTTACCGTTTAAGTAAACAACAGGAGTAGCATATATTTCCGGTGCGTATGCATAACCTAACCATATTTCACTATAACCTGTAACAGGATCAATACGTAAAGGCAAGTTCTGCGAATTACTTCTAACTTCTTGATTGCCATTACCAAATTCATATACTTCAATTTGTAGATATTTTGTGTTATCATACAAACTAACACCATCCAAAGCACTTAGCGTGATTGATTGAGTAATCCAATTGATTGAATATGAATAGCTATTAGATGTAGTAGGTGTTATATCTTGATAAATTCTAAAACCTAACTTAGTAGAAGAATCCATTAAGTATAATGCAACGTGTGCAGGATTCTCGGTAATCAGAGAAAAGTCTATTGGTAAATCAGTAAGTGCATGTATGAATTTTTTAACTGTAAATCCATTGAATGGATAATCTTCAACTAGCCATGTACTTCCCGGGCGAGTTGTAACAGTCATGGTTAACGTATCTGTTAATACACCGGGAACTAATTCCTCTGGTCCATAACCAGAAATGAATGGATCACCTTTGATTTGATAGAAGTTTTCTTCTGTCTTAATCAATGATACATTTTGCCATATAACAGCATCAGTGCTACGTAGAATAGTAGCATCGGATCCAACAATAATCCAATTATCGTCACTATATGTTATTGCAGTCAATGTCTTGGTAGTATTAGATACTACTTCACTCCAAATAATTCCATCCGGGCTAGTTATAATGGTACCATCATCGCCCACAATAACAAACATTCCGTTAGCATATATACCGTTTAACAGATTAGATGTCTTTGCAGTACCGTCAATTGATGCCGGATCCCATGCATGAGAGTTAGTTGATGTGAAAACTTGATAATTGTCACCAGCTAAAACAATAGCTGTTCCAGATGATAATACTACATTTAATCCAGTTGATACTACTCTTGGTAATATTTCTTCCCAATCAAGACCGTTCAAACTTCTGAAAGTTTTAGAAGTTGATACCAATGATGTGTATCCATTAACAGTAGTATTAGTAATTGTACCAAGACCAGTAGCAATATAACCGTCAAAGAATGCAGAAGATACATAAGCTACACGTTTAAATTGTTGAGGTAATGAACTTCTGAAGCTATATTGAACACTCCAAGTATAGCTGTCCGGGCTGATTAGTAATTCATCACCCACAGCAATATAGAAATTGTTGTTATAAATTACACTGTACAATTTATCTTTTGGTGCAGAAATTGATGAACTATCATATCCCACATCATCAAATTTATTAGTATCGTATGGTGTAAATTCTCCCACTGATACCCAATTTTCTAAGTCGTTGCTGGTTACGACAGGTGAATGTATATTACTTGTAACGATAACATAATGACCTTCATCATATCTAATGTCTTGTACATTTAATACATTTTTACTGATTTGTTTCATAGTCCAAGTTACGCCAGTATCGTGACTTAACAATATAATAGAATATGATTCAGTATCACCAATTGCAACCAACAAGTTTTGTTCGGCTACGATAATACCACGTAAATTGATATTGCTTGGATAGAATATTTGATCCTTCAATACAGTATCTAGTTCATTAACTAAGTCATCAAACGGTTGACCAAAGTAAGTATTATTTGGATAATCAATACCAGATACTAACATTGGTAGATTTTTACCTGGCATGTTGTCTGTTGGATTGTAGAATCCCATGATTCTATCTAATGCATTCAAATCAAATTCATCACTACGTACTTCTTCCCATTTGTTAAAATCAAATGCAATATCATTATTACTTACCATGCAACGATATAATGTATTATTGAATGTTACTAAACTATATGGACTGCGAGTGTGTCCGGATGTAATGTAGATTGGTTCTGGAATATATGCATAATCACCACTTAGGAATGTAAATGCATGGTTTGGTACAGGTCTTACTAGTGAGGTGTCATAGAATAACGCAACTTGTGTCTGACTAATAGGCTTGACATAGTATTTTTCAAAAGAGTTAACTGCTACCCCGTTTAATTCATATACGCTTATTTCATTAGTTATATAATCTGCTAGCTTTACTGTAATCTTAGCATCATTAATACCATTCACACCACCTAAATTGCTACCGTTAATTACAATAACATCACCATTAGCGTAAATAGTACCAGGATCAATAATTTGAATGAAGTACTTATTTGTTATGTTTTGAGCAGAGAAGTTTGGCTTAAACACCTTGATAGTTGCACCGCCGGGTCTTGAATCAACATATGTATATGGATTAATAATTTTATAAAAATATAACTGTAGACCTTTAATTTGTCCTGGTTGTAAGTTTGTAACTGAATAATTTAATGTTGCTACGGAATCACCTGATGTGCCGGTTATTGCAACATTTAATTGAGTAGTAACGGTGGTGTTAAGATCGTAAATCACTCCAGTAAAGTCTATAAACTGAACTGCCGGTGTTATTCTGATAATGTTAGACAACTCTACGTATTCACTAGACACAGAAATAACAAATGTATTTGCTGGTATTGTAAATCCGGTAACCAGCATGCCTATTTTTGGTAGAGTTCCTGTCAATATTTTAACTGACGATGTACCAAAAATTTCAGCAGTAAATTTAGCAGTTACAACTTTAGTAATGTGAACTGAGTTTGCAGGAATAGTTCCACCGCTTAGTACCATTCCTGAAATAAACAATCCATTAATAGTTCCAGCAGCGGCAAATTGATTACCGTATATAATACCGTTAGTAGTAGATGCAATGGTTGCATTTATAGAACTCACGTTAGTGATTGGTAATACTGCTTGTTGAATACTTGCACGTGTAACGGTTGATGGCGTGCCTGCAACAGTCACTGAAGTTATTCCGCCTACATTACTAATTGTAGTAACTGTTAAGACGCAATTATTTGTAGATGAGATTCCACTTAGATTGGCACCTGATATGGTTATAATATCACCCACATCGTATGATGCACCTGCAAAAGTAATTTCAGCATCGTAAGATAGACCAAACAATATATTGTATATTGTAAATATTGCACCAGTTCCGTCAGTAGCTGATCCTGGGTGAGTTGCTACTCCAGTAAGTCCCGGATACGGTATAGCATAGTTCACTGATAAGTCTAAACTACTTTCTACACCATTATTAGTAACAACACTACCGTAGTATTCACCGGATGTCCATTCTTCGACCTTAGTTCTATAACTTGTTCTGTCAAATTTTAGTGTAGAAGTTAATTCTCTTGTTGGTGTATTGGATACTATTGGTACTGCTCTTGCAGAAACTTCCAACTTGTTATTAATGCTGTTTATACTTTCAGCTAAATTCACTCTGCGTGAATCTATCATTGCATTATTCTTGGTAGTGTACAATGCTATAACTGATTTTTTATAAAATAAACTGTCTGTACTAATCACTCGCACATAGTAATATTTTTTGTTTTGTAACCCAGAGATACCAAGACTTGTTAATGATTTGATATATTTTACTGCATCTCCGGTTAATAACGAAACTGCATTAATGTTTATAGTATTATCATTGTAGTTAATATTTGCACTATCAAATAATATAGTGATTGATGCTTGAATAACAATATCCGGTTTAGTTGTATATCCTAATCCCGGATCAGTTACAGTAATGTCAATTACTTTTCCACCTGACATAACTGGTATAAGAGTAGCAGGTCTAGTTGGTGCAGGATAAATTGTTGAATCAATTACTGCACTAATCTGTGGAGGGTCAATATAGTCTCTTCCTGAATCTAACAGTACTACTCCCGGTAAATCTATATACACAATTGTTCCTGGGATATGGTTAGCTACATCACTATCACCTGCGCCGCGAGTTAAACTGTATAATTTACCCTTTTCTCTGTCAATTTGAGAATAGTTAATGTACTCATTATCAATTTTAATTCTTCCAGTTACTGGTAATCCAAAAGCATCATCTACATACAAAACATCGCTAATTTTATCTAAATATATTTCCAAAGATGTGATTGGATTGTTGGCACTTCCGGTCAATGATATACCGTAATTACTATACCAGTCAGAATATAAACTATCAGTCCAGATAGCATCAGTAGGTAAAACTTGTCCGGTAGCTCTTACTGAATCAAAAACTAAATTAGGTGTTATAAATCTATCTGTAGTAACGCTATATCTGCCCGGCAAATCAAAGTCAGTTACCTGTCCAGTAAATGATTCTGCTTTAGTGTACTTCAATAAGAATTCTTTAATGACAACACGATAAGGTTTAACTTCATTAATGAAGCCTTCCAAGAACACTTGATTATCACGCTTATAGTTTTTATCTTGTGCTAATTCACGTAATGTATGCTGTACATCTACCAATGATGTTTTATTTAACCAAGTTAAGTTGTTTTGTGAAGTTGTATTCTCGCTTACAATATATTCAAACAACAATATCAAACTCTTATTACGGTGAATTCGCAATGTCTCTGTGTAAATTTGTTCATTCAATGCACGAATTATATAGCGAGTTTCCATTGAAGGATATGAATCATATGCATCTAAATCAAAGAAATTACTGTCAAAACCAATTTTGTATCCAGAATAATTCCACAATGATTCTTTGATTTGAATTGTACCCTGTTCTAATCCAATCCTATCCCATGACTTTCCGTTGTACACATATACTTCACGCTTACCATCACTATTCATAGTAACACCGGCGATCATACCTAGGTACGGGATCAGTGTGGCAAGACCATAATATTTAGAAACTTCAACGTCAATTTTAGTATTGACACTATAACCTTCAGCCCACCAGTAAATATATTCCCAATACTTAGTTGTATCAAAATCAACTCCAGCTATAGTAAAGAATGTAGGTGCTCTTACTGTACTACTTTCACTATTACTAGAACCTAGCAAACTAGGAGTTTTAAACTCAGCGATAGGGTATTGTTTCAATACTGTATTAGCATATCCAAAATAGTTAGCCAATGCTTTTAATCTATTCTTAAACATACTTTGTCTAGGTCTATATGCTGTACCAGTTTGCATTAACTTAGGTAATGTAATGTCGGGTACTACACGACCCTGACTGTCCATACCAGCAAGACTGTCTAGTAATTTTTCATACATCGCTTCTGGTTCATTATGCTCGGTATACATTGAGGGGATACCGGCAATAAAGTCATCTTCATAACCTGCACGAATTAATTTATATTCATTGTATGCCGGTGTTTCGTTACTACCAGAACTGAAACCAATATATAAACTAGAGGTTAAATCTGTTATAAAGTCACTAGCATTATACAAGCCAAATACGTTTGGTTTATATGCCGCAAAGAATGGCACACCTGATGTTATTGGATTTGCAATATATAATTCTAAAATTGTATCAGATAGAGTTTTGCCCTTAGTACTTTGAATAACATTAGTATTCTTTACCCAGTAATAGTATTTCAATACTAATGATCCTGCATTATCAACTTCGACTGTAGTTGTATATGATTCTAAGTCGTAGGGTGTTCCTGTTCCTGTGTAGTTTACGGGAGTAACATCACTCTCGACCCACGTATATACGCTTACTACACTATCAGGGAAAACAGTGCCCCAATATCTACTATTATATACAGTATCTTCTTGGTGATAGTTTACAAAACGAGTTGAGGATGTGTCAAACCATAGTTTACCTATATATTCACTAGACCAAACTAAGTTATGATTTCTAACGTCTGTATTGTAACCAGCAGGGTCAATGCTATCAACATAGTCTAGATTTTCCATGACCACACCCAACAACTTGCCTTGCAATGGATCAATATAATCTAATGATTGACTACGTTCATTGGTGTCGTTGTCATATATTTGAACTCCGGATAATCTATCAACATCAACAACATCATTTGATTTTCTAAATATGTTCCAATTTGGTTTGTTAGTAAGATTTTTATAAGCAACTACCCTACCATTAAATCCATCTCCTGAATAATTATCAGGTATACCAACAACCAATGTGTATTCACTAAATGCTAATTGTCTACCATAGAATGCACTAGGTCCAATGTTAGTAATTAAATCATTACATGATTGAGCAAATACATAACTACCTAAGTTACTTAGACTTTCATTATATTCTGCAATATAGTCATAAACAAATACTGCACCTGCATTTGCAAATGAATCAATAAATCTAGTGAAGTTATTATCAAAATACGTGTCATTATTTGATTTACTATCGTCAATAAAATCAAATGTTGTTGCGGCAAATCTATTTGCCACCGGCGCACTAATCGCCACTGAGTTATATTCATTAAACTTTATAGAATATCCAAATTGAGTTGGATTTGTAGTATTATGAACTTCTCTAATAGTTTGTGTTTGGGTGTACTCTTTGATTCCTAAACTATCTAGTACAGATTTGTTAAACACAGTGATTGTTAATTTGTCATTTAATCTACCTAATTTAGGATCACGTAAACTAATCTGTAGTTTAGTTTCATCAATGGCAGTTGCTATCACGTTTAATATTCCTGCTTGGTTAATAGCAGTAACAATATTATTTAAACCTGTACTAGGTAATACTACAACTGTTCCGTTGATTAAAATAGTTGCAGTAGAAACCAAAGTTACTGCATTTACTCCAGTAATTGTGCCGTACTTTTTACCTTCATGTGTATATCTATAGACTGCACCTTCATAATTATCAACTGATATATCGAACGGTGCACCAACAAGAACATCATTGCCAAATATATTTGTGTCTAATCCTGTACCAAATGCAATACTGGATCTAACACTTGTTCTATAGTCGTATGGTGTAAGAGTTTGTGTGAAAACAAAGTCGCCTGAACTAATATTAACTACATCACCTGCACCAACTCTAAACGGATATTTAAACGTAACTGTGTTAGCTGTGGTAGTGTAATCTATTGCAGGAACTAGTAACTGACCATTATGTGAGACTGAAATACCATTTGCAGGAGACCACGCTAGCTTAGTAGTTAAATCTGTCCAATCAATAGAGTCACGCACGTATGTAATATTTTGCACTATTCTGTTATAAACATATACTGCACCCATATTGAATAGTGTGGGTGTAAAATCTAATGTAGGTGCACTGATAAAAACTTTACTTCCATCAAAATTTGTAGATAAAGTAGTACCAAAGCCAGTGTTAGATACTTTCCAGTATACTGTCTGGGTGCTTGGATTTTGGTTAGTGCTGCCGCCTACTGCTATATAAGTGTTACCACTATGAAATACCACTGCACCTACACTGTAGGGTGTAGAGCCTGACCAAGCAGGAATAACATCTGACACATTTAATGTTGTTACACTTGAATAATTATATGTTGCTTTATAGACTGTAGTTCCAGTAGCTACTAGTGATTTAAAATTACCTTCAATGTAAAAAGTAGTCTTATTTGTACCTAAATTGTATTCACTAGTTTCAATTACATATGATTCTGCTTTGATAGCATTAGAGAATGAAACTTTATCTCCATGACCTAACCCATCAGACTGGTCTCCGTTAACTATAAAACCAGTAGCATAGATTGCGATTGCAGATGAGAGTACAAATCCAGCAGATACACGAATAACATTATCATCAAGTCTATACACATAAACTTTTGCTTCTGTTAAAGAACTTAAATATAACCATTTCTTATCACCAGATAATGCTACCGCATCACCTACACGTTTACCGGCAATAGTAATTACTTGTTGAACAATAAACGATTTATGCGTACTTGGATGTAATACACCAACATAGACATAACTGTTTGTCGCACCAGGTGAAGTAATTATAATAACATCATCTGATTTAGCCATTGCAGTACCAAATCCAGCTGTATTTACATATGCTGATTCTTTATATTCATATGTATTTGCATTAATTGAAGTTACACCATACGTACCTGCCTTAGCATAAGCATATCTGTAAACTGTTCTTGCTCCAGGATCTCCAATATATATTCCTAAGTCTTTATCAAATATAACAGAGTTACCAAAATTCTGTGTACCTGATCGTTTTAATAAATTAGTATATTTGTAGCTTAAATCTTTTTGCAATACTGCCCATTTACCATTTTGGTCAGTGTCAACCCATACTTTTTGTTGACTAGCCCCGTCATTCATTAATAATAAATTAGATAATTCTTTTGTGGTTGTTATGCGTTGAGTTTGAAACTTAGACGCAATACCCAAACTATTGATTGAGGTTGTGTCTGACGGCAATGATAAATCTACTGTCACGGTTGTTAGACCACCTACAGTATTAACTCTATAAAACCCGTCAATAGAGGAATCATAGTTAACAATCATAAATGTATCGTCTTTTACTAACCCGTGCGGGAAATCAAATTCAAATGTAGCAGTACCATTAAAATTATTATTTACACTTATAGCATTAACATGTTTATTAATAGTACCCATTGGAATTGGTGTAGTTACTTTCCAACTACCATAGTCATCTGCAATCCAAATATAATCACCCTGAAATATGTCATTTGCAGTCAGCGTACCTACACTCAATCTGTCAAATGATAAGCTAAACATCTTAATGTCATTAAAGTTTACATATCCTGCGCTTGGTAACTTCTCAAAATAATCAAGGGGTTTTCTAGGTAGAATATTAATGTCTGTAATTACTGATCCAAAATTAGTTAGTCCATATAAAGGAATAGTCTGTAATAGTCCTGATTCAGGTTTATCATTTACTATACCTATGATATTGGGATTACCAGTTAATTGAGTTTTGTTAAGTTTGAATTCAATAAAATTATGGTTAGTTATTCCACCGTATTCAGCAGTCTTAATAGCCCAGTTTTCATATACATCATATTTGATTTGTCCAACATCTAATGTAATGTTTTGAGCAATATTAACTGCATTCTTAGTTCCCTTTTCACTAAGAAAACTTTTATATAAATTAACTTGTGAAATATCTGATAAATCACTAGCAGATAAGTAATCTCTAGGTCTATATCCAATCAATGAGAACCCTAGCAAATCTCCATCATTCTTTAAGTTAGCATTTTTAATATCATAGTACAATGCACTTTCTGATGCACGTGTACTTGCATTGGGTAATAACCCTTTTTGAATCTTTTCGTAATCTGTTTCAATCCAATCATTTGAATTGAATGTAAGTGATGCCAACACCGTTTTATTAGCCATCCAATATTTGTTCTGATGTGTTACAATAGAACCCTTAACGTATTTTACATTCGCTGACCAATTTTCAATATTATCCTGATTTAATAAGAATCCTTGAGCATTTAATGTACCATTCCATTCAGCAGTTTTTTGTCCTCGCAAGAACAATCTATTCTGACGTAATCCGGTAAGTTTGTTGAATATTGTATCATTGAACAATGACACGTTATCAAACACAATACCATGTTCTAGTGAATTTAAACTGGCAGTAAAATATGAAATAGTATCACCATCATTTAATGGTCTAACTTCAAATCTAGTGTCATCTCTTAATATTGCTAAATCGCTTGAATGAATTGCATATAAGTTTTGATTCAAAATAAAATTCTTATCCTGTGCGGTAAGTGGCTGGACAATTAAACTATCTTTATTAATTACTAAACAATTTGCAACTGGATTAATACTAATCAAACTTCCAACTTCCCAATTTGCGCCTACCCAATATAGTGCCTCAGCAACCATTTGTTCCCAGTTTAATATGAATTCATTTTCTTGATTATCAAATTGTATTCCTTGGTCGGTTAGATATCTACCGTAGTTTGTAATGAATTCACCCAGTGATTGCGCTGTAGTAAACACCGTACCATAAGGAACATATTTAATTACAGTGCTGTAATTATTAGGTATATTAACCTTTTTACCATTTACTTCAATTACTTTGTACGTACCATCCGGGTCGGATGTATATGTCATAAAATATGAACGAGTCTGACTATTACCGGTAACTGAATATCCATTAGCAGAAGTTTTTTGTATAATTATACTACTATAGCGAATAGTAAATTCAGGTTGATTTTGATACAACATTACATTGTAACTTTCACTAGGTAACAACAATGACACATTATTTGAATTGGTGCTTGTTTTTTCTAAGTAAAAATTTAAATATTCTTTGTCGGTAAAACCAGCAATTCTATAAATTAATCTTACATCTAAATTGTTTAATAATGATGTAACTTTATTATGTCCTATGTGTCCGGTTCGTTGAACATAATCAACAATCCAATTCATATAACCATGCTGTGCTGTCCCATTACCATACAATAGTGGAATTTTATTCCCATGTAGGAATCCATCCAACAAGAATTGGTTAAATTCTGAACTATATGTATATAAATCTATATCCTGTGCCAATGAGAAGAACTTTGCAGGTTTTAATAATGCAATTATCTTCATTAAATCAAATGGCCAGTTACTACTTCTTCTATAACTATATTCTGCAGGACCTACATCACCCACATCCCATGCAGTGTTAAATACTGCCTTACTATAATCACGAACCATTGTATTAAATGGATTCTTTAAATTACCATATGAATCAACCGGCAATATTGTAGACAATCCGGGTCTTGCTCTACGTGAATTAACTGTTCCATTAATTCTTCCTGCCTCAATGTCTGTCCACAATACTTTATTATCGCTAGTATATGGTGCTTCACCATAACGAGCATCCCACCAAGAAGGTTTATCTGTTAGTCCCAACATCTCCCATGGCGTTGAATGAGGGGTGGTAGTATCATAATACCACAAATATATTCCTCTCCAGAAACCTTGAGTTATAACTTTATTAGTTTTATCTGTAGCATTTTTGTAATTCCAAGTAAATTTTTCACTTGAAGAATAAAAATTATTTGCAAAGTCAATGTTATTCTTACCAACCCAGTCTAAGAAATTAACAGAATATATATTTTGAACTTCTGCTATTGAGTTGCCGGTGCTTCTAAAGTAACCAGGAATAATTTCATCTTCTTTGATTGGAATAGGAGCACTTACTTTGATGTTATTATAGATACGAGTTTCAAACTCTAATAAAACTTTATCTTTAAAATCTTCTAAGTAACCATTATTATATGCACCAAACAATTTAGTTAATGATCCGTCATGTCCTTTAATAAAATACGTAGGAATTAGATAACTGTTGTCTAATACAATACTTGGGCGACTTGCAGGATATAATCCTAATTTGCTAGGAGTATTTGGAACATAACTACCATACGTAGTATTATATTCGTTGACTATGATTGTATCCCCTGCCACTAAATCCTTAGTAATTTGTAATTTAGGCTGAGTACTGCTAATAGTATAATCTAAATCTTTAATTAATTGAGTGTATCTATCAATCCCGCCGACAGTATTCTTACTATAAACTAAAATTGAATTATAGTTTGCATTTTTAAAATCATATATCTTGCTTAATGGGAAGAAGCTTGTATCAATAAATGCATTGAATGTATAAATTTTAGAGATATATGGTGCTCTCGCAGGTAACATATCTGACCAAAAGAAACTATCACTTTCTTGTTTATATGAAGCAATCTGTTGCAATACATCATCTAACATCTGTCCACCGGACATTGTTGGGAAATATTCTGATTGGTCAACAGTTGATAACATCAATTGTTTAAACTTAACATATTCTTGTGCGTTAAATGACAATGAATCTATTAAATTGTATTCTGGATGGCGCATGAATGCTGCCAATTTTACCATTGGCGCACTGTTTCTGATTATTTTAGTAGAATACGGAATTAAATTTCCAACATCTCTAAAGTTATTTGCCCCAAACACATCACCGGTAATTTTTCTACTGTTATTGTAAATGCTTTGGTAATGTCCACGCAAATCACCTAAACTTAATTCAGGGATATCAACATTGAACGGGTTATTAGATAAGTTACTTGGTATAGTAAAATATGCTTTTGAATCAAGTGGATCATTACTGTATATCAACACTTGCATCATTGTATTAACTACTGGTGGAAATAATAAAGTAACAGTTGTTTGATTTAACGTAGTTGATGTTTTAACTGTAAATTGTGATGAAGTGAGTTCCGTACTATCAAAATAAACTTTGACTGTTGGCCAAGGACTTGAAGTTACCGGCAATATATTAAATTTTAATGTTGAAAAAGATTTACCAATGGTATATTCAAATTCAAATGCTTGATACTGAAAACTTTCACCAATCGCAGTTTCCCAACCTATTTTTCTATTGTAGGCAGTAAGTGAAGTATAGTTATGAACATATCCATCGGTAATATTATATGTAGTAGAAACAAAATTTTTAATAAAATTAAACGAATCACTGTTAAAATCAATATTAAAATTAATATCGCCAATATTAGCTACTGAACTATACTTTATTGGAAACCCCAATATAATATCATCAGTACCGGTACCAATAGCATATGAAAATAATTTAGTTCCCTTAAAATCACTACCTTGATAATATGATTGATTGCTAAAACTTACACCATTAATATCAAACACATCGAATATAGGAGGTTGATTTATTAATGTTTTTGCTTGTGAGTACGACCAATTTGACCCGTTAAAATAATATGTTTTGCCAACGTTATTAGTTCCACGTTTTGAAACTACTTGTTCATTTGCAACAATTACATCTTTATTTGCATTAGTTAATGTAATTATCGGTGAACCAGATCCAGTAATTGATCGAAATCTTACAGTAAATATTTTATTTCGCACTTCAACATCATTATCAGCAGTAAAAACAATTGTTGCACCATCAAATAGCGGTAAGCTACCATCGGGTATGTAAGATGTTTGTCCTGATACTTGAGTATTAGCATTAGTGGTTGTAGTATCAATAAAATCAACAAATGTTTTATGCATAGTCCCACTATTAAACAATTTTAAATTTGGATAAAATTCAATGATTGGTCTTTTGGCACGGTTATCTGCGTTGTTCAATGCGGCGTTAGATATCTTGCCACTTGAATATAAAGCAGTAGCTTTCAATACATTAATATGAAACCAACGATTACTACGACTCCATGCATTTCTATTTTTTGCATTTCTACTAATAGTAATGTAATCTTTAACTACAGGGACATTCAATCGTTCACTGAATGTTGATGTATCAAATCCTTCATTATCATATGATTTATAAACAATCTGACTGAAGGTTTCTGGAACCAATACATCAGTTTCAGGTACTAATTCTATTCCAGTTCCAACACCTTCTACATAGTATTTTTTATCTTTATATGATTCCGGAAATATTGAGCCCACAAAATTAATCTTCATTCCGTTTGTAAACACAACACCAAACGGACTTTTATAAGTTTTCTTCCCTAGAATTTCAGCTTCAACATTGATTTTATGTGATGCATTATCTTCTACTAACTTTATAAGTCCGGTCTTTAATGGATCAACTGCGTCCTGATAATATAGTGTATCTAAATCAGCCGTGATTTGTGCTAATTGAAGTATTTCACCTAATTGATTTTTTACAAAGTCTCTGCTAATAAAAGTTTCACCAAATATTGCAGTAATTTTTTGATTAGTTGGAATAACCTTCTGTTCAGTCAATATAATTACGGGGTCACCGTCGTCTTCACTAACATAATTAATTTTATAGAAATTATTTGTAATTACTGTAGTATCACCGCCGTCATAGGTAACATCATCAAATGCTACGTTGTCATAGAAGTTAGTAAGTTTAGCAGTTGTTCCCGGTTTAAATCCATAAAACATTAATGTTCTGTTACGCAATGAATTAATTCCATCAATTTCTTTAAGTTTACTCAATGGCATACCGTGTACTTTTTCGAAAGGTAAAGTACACACAATGTCAACTGGATTATTACCGGGATATTTGATATTATCTTGGTCAGTTGCATAAGGGACAGTAAACGTCATAAAACCAGCATCAATGCCGTTATTATCCAATCCATAAATCTCTCTGCTAGTTAAGTTAACACGTGATGGATTTTTACCTGAAGTTCCAGGACTAGTTTGAATATAAAACTTATTTGGTTGTGATACATTAAATGTGTAGGTGCCACCACGTAGTAATGTTATTATTGGATTCTTACCCAAACTAATGTCATTGGCAGAAATAGAATAGTCTATTGACTGATTAGTAACAACATAATCTAATTTGTTATACAATAAACTAGTTTTTACATCCACAACATCAGGACCATCAGGCAACCAATAGTATTGACTGAAGTTAACAAGTTTATCTAAATCTACAAAACTATCCCATGAATAGAATTGATTTGCAAATAGTTTAGAATGATTAATTACTGATCCATTTTCAGATACAAGTGCGTCAACTAATCCGGGGTATGTTAAAAAATCAACCGCAGTACTAGTATTAGTTTTAGTAAATATTACACCTGGTTCAAACTGATAGTCTTGTCTAATTTTACTAGGTTCAACAATATAACTATCACTAGCAGTTAATCCATATTCGAATTTACGACCAATATATCCTTCAATTTTATCTAATTTAGGAGGTGTAACTAGTTGGTCTAGGGTAGCACCCAAGAATTGATTATTAGTTTCTGTTCTAAAAATCTCAGGAAGAAAATCAATTGTTCTAACTCTATTTGCCATTATTATTATCCGCTAATTGTTTGAAATTCATTTGCTGTCAACGATGTTATTACCTGTATATCTGATACTTGTAAAGCACTTACAAATATTTCATTTGGTGCGCTACGAATTTCATATAAATCTCCAAATTTTAATGTTGAGTCTTTTGGAATTAATATGGCTGATCCAATTAAGTCACCCAATTCACTATGCAAATATGCACTTAGTTCACTGAAATAAAACGTGTCGCCAAAATCCCAATTACTTATATCAAAATAGTTGTTAATTGCATTCACTACAGCAATACTTATTTCACTTTCACTTGCTGTGGTTTTACTTGCTTTGATAACCTTAATAGTAGCTTGTAATTGCGGGTCTGCTTTCATTCCAAACAATGGTTTAAATTTTACGCTGTTTAAAATAACACTGTCACTTAACATTTTATAATCTTCAATCTTACCATAAGATTGTGATAACTCATTAATAGTGGGCATAGTTGGTTCGAGTACTTTATTTGTTGTATCAGTAATCCATTGACGATACTGTGTATAATATGATTGTGTAACTAGATACATATCAATAATGTTTGTAGTAGCTGGATTGATTCTACCAGTATTACTACTATTGTGTTTGTATTGAAAGTACAAGCCCTGACGCCCTGAATATGTGCTAATGTTTGTTAGCACATTTAATTTTAATATATTTGCAGAAGTTGCGTCATTGACTGATTGATAAAATACTTTGTCATCAGTTGCATAGAATTTCTGCCCAAGTGGATATTCGTATTTTATAGATTGAATTTGCACTACATTATTAAATATAGTTACAATCTCAGTGCTTGGGATAATTCTAAATTTGTTTAATAAATTACTGTCTATAATCTTTTCAACAAACACATAATTTTTTAGTCCTTGACCATAACCAGTAACATAATTAAAGAAATCTGGATTGCTAATAATCTTATTGTTAGCAGGATCAATAACACTTACTTCAATTGAGTAATCATCAACATAACCATCGGCTTCTACTGGTTGACCTACTACTGCTAATGTAACGTCATCCCCAAAGTTTGCATTTGATCCGGGCAATGAGTTTGTTTTTAAGACTTTAACCGTGTCATATAATGACTTCCCTGACAACGGATCATAAATGATTTTACTTCTGTCAAACGAAAAACGTGTATCATTAGCACTACCAAAATAATATGCTAACGCTTTGTTAGTCACTGAATATATTCCATCTCCTATACTTTTGAAATTAACCAAAAAGGTAGTTGCATTATAATCAGAAATAGACCAACGTCTTGTGTCTGATATTGATAATGAGTTATCATAGTTCAAAGAGAAGCTTTGATTATTAATACAGCGAGCAATAGCATTTTGAATTATTGCGCTGGGGACGATATTATCAAATACCGGAATAATAATTGATACTAGTGCGCCGGTTGGTATATTGTGACTTAGTGTCACAGGACCTAATCCATTGTACAAATTACCAACGCCGCCGTTGTATCCATCATCAATAACATTAACAATTGATGTCCATATATAAGTTAAGTCACCGGGTCCAGGTAACTTTGGTACTAGTCTATTGTTTTGAAATACAAAACCCCCGGGTGCAACAAACTTAATCAATGCTCCGGTTGTTGCATACTTCATATTAGTTCCGCTATAGATACCCACAGGAATAGCAGTGCCTATACTGACCAATTTGAAATAACCAGTAATATTAGTAGAATTAAAAGACGTTTGCTTCCAAGAAACGTCAGTTACTGTATACCTAGATGCATTGATAACATAGTATTGTTGCATTCTACGACTAGATAAGATAGATAATAACTTATTAGTTAAGAAACTAATAACACTAGTAGTGCCTCTATCTAAATTAAGAGGTTGAAATTCATCATTTTGTTTAAAATATAATGCGCCATCTTCTGCAAATGAATTTACACTTGAGTATTTTGCAGTTGGGTCAAGCAAGTCAAAATTACGTGATGTGCCAATGCTACTGCGATTTAATGCTTTGCTTTTTAATACACTACTGTATAATGTCTTTGGAAATACATTATAATCTTCACCATTAACCATACGATTCTGAGAATAAAATCTTGTCGGGGCACGTAGCTTAATATCAGCAATGCTTTCACGTGCTTGTGCATTAGTTACTGGTTGTGTCAATTGTAACGTGATGGTGAGTGTTTCAACTCTAGCAGTTTTACTAACATAGCTAAATGAAACAGTAGTTCCCTGAATGTCACTTGGATCAATGTTATATTGTAATGAATTACCAGTTCTATAGTATGCTCTGAAATTACCAATTGGGATTTCACCAAATACGCCGTCACCAAATACATAACTAACTTGGTCATTGAAACGTGAATCAACTGAAAACAGATTCATTTCCTTTAATGCGTTATTGTATATACTATCTACCTGAATCCATTCTGTTAATGCCCCTGTTACAGGGTCAACTTTGAACAACCAAGTGTCAGTATCATTAATACCTTCAGTGTTAATGTCTACTACTTGGTTGGATATTTTTTGTGTCAATGAAAAAGATTGACTTTTTAATGTGCCTTGCTTAAAGTACATGAAGAAGCCTGTGTTTGCACTTCCATAACCCAAGTTATCATTTCTGTACAACATGTTAAATATTCCATTTGCTTTAGGAGACATTTCATATACATATTCTTGACCTGCACTACTTGAACTGATTAACTCAAAATTCATTGCAGTGCCATTAATATTTTGTGTAAACCCAATCGCAGGTAATGCATTAGTGGGAATCTTTAAACTATACTCGCTTGTTTTAACGCCCAATACTGTTTGCGTATTACCGGGGCGTCCAATGCGCTGTGAAGTAACTAGTGCCGCGTTCAATATCGTATTAAATTGTTCTTGCCAATTACCATTTGACGGGTCATTCCATAGTACGGTTGTACCGCTAAGATTAATACCATTAATATCATTAATGTTTTCTGTTGTTGCTAAACTAACAACTTTTAGAAAACCTTGGGCAGATAGATTACGCTTTGGGCTATATCCAACTAAATTAGCTAATTTGATAACGCTATCACGGCGTTCTGCTGTATCAATAAAGTTTTCACGGGTATTCAAATCATCACGGAAACTCAAGCCTTGACCCATAAATGCAATCAAGTCTAGTAATGCAATATACTCACTAGATTCAACATAATCATTGAATGTCTCAGGGTAGTAGGTTTTTAGATAATCTACGAAAGTTTTACGTAGGGTTTCATAGTCATAGCTTTGGAAATCAGCCTGACTAAAGGTTTTATAGATAGTTTTCCAGTCATTGGAACCAAATATTGTTGATTGTCTAGAACTTGTGGCCATATAAGTAGTATCTCTTTAATATATTTATCGTTGTAAAAATACCGGTTTTTAAGACAATGATGCAGTATTTGTTTCTTGGTTGAACAGAATGGCAATGTCTCTTACTTGATTTGCCGGGCTCACCGCCAATTCAATTGACGCCACAATTCCATTTTCTTTAGCATATATTGTCACGTTATTAAGAATAATTCTAGGATCTAATCTAGCTACACGAATTAATTCTTCTTTTAATTGAGTAGTAGTTTCATGGTCATTTGGTTCAAAAATAAAGTTCCATAGATTAGTGCCATATGACGGTTTACCGGGTTTAGAACCTTGCGGAATATTAAGTGCATTTAAGAAATTCAATATAACAGCCTCATCATCAACGACTGAATATTTAGTTGATGATACTGTTGACCGGCCAGCATTAGTAGTATAGTCAACTAGTCCAGTAGGAATGTTAATTGAGCGGGAAGCATTAACGTTTTGTGTAGAGAAACCTTTGTATATTGTCATTTTTATCCCTTTGTTAGGTCATACATTTCTTTTCGTATTTCTTCAATACGTATTAAACAATCTTTATAATTCTGTAGGGCAGTCTTAAATTCACTACTATCAGAACCGTATTTTTTGTCTGCTTTGTTCTTTTCTGTCTGCAAATCCCATTTTTTATTTTTATCTAACTCATCTAATTCTTTTTTGAGTGTATCGTATTTCTTAGTTGCATCTGGGCTCAATGGTTGAACATTCAATGCGCCACCTGACGTAATAGGTAATGCAATTCCAGGACCCAACAATGAAGCAGCCGCAGAATTCATGCTTGTTCTATCTATTGTATCTACTGCAAATGTAGGTAATATCGTAGACCCTTCTCCGCCTTTTGGTATTGCATCTAAGTTAGGTTTAGACGTTCCTGCGTTTGCTTTGTTTACAAATGATCCAAGTGATGCTAGTCCGTCTTTAAATGCACCCAATCCCATTCCAGGAGGTACCACACTAGCGGCAGTTGTTCCGGTTGGTATTTTCGGCTTAGTATTAACTCCTGCTAATGGATTCTGAGGTAAGGTACTTGGCAATGAAGTTGGTTTAGGTAATCCAGTAAGTGACGACAAATCGGGGGCACCACTAGGCAATGATTTTAAGTTATCGGTTAAGCCAGCAATGTCAGATGCTCCCGGAATAGTTATACCTAATTTTGAAGCTGCGGCTGTCATAGATGCAACGCCGGCAGTAGTTGAACTTGATGAAGGTAGCAATGAACTAGCAGAAGGGATTGCAGATTTTATGCCGGCTAAGGGACTACCTGAAGAAGGGCTAACTGAGGCTGCCATTGTTTTTAAATCCGGAGACCCACTTAATTTATCTTTTAATGCAGTAGCGGCTTCTTTAATAGACGCGGGTGGTTTATAGCTTGGATCGCTTTCTGATGCCGCTACTGTTAGATTGACTGGTTTATTAGCTTCTAATTTTTTGAATACTGATTTAACTGCATCGAATCCTTTTGCGGCTGCTGACTTTGCACTATCTACTGCTGAAGTCACTCCTGCTTTAATTGAATCTCCCAATGACCCTGCTGATTTTTGTCCCATAGATGCGGCAAAGTTACCCTCACTTATACTTGCACCAACTTTTGATCCTACTCCACTTAGTGGGTTTATTGCACCAGAACCTGATGTGCTAGGTAGATTACCACCTACACCTTTTACAAACGCAGTAGTTGCAGCCACGCCATTTGTTGCCGCACTTGATACCAAGCCACTAATACTTCCTGCACTTTCATTACCATTAATAACTCCGGCAGATTTTAATCCATTATACCCTTGTTGCATTAGTGTAGATGCAGTTCCTACTTGTGCACCGGGATTGTTTACAAAATCAGATACACTATTAACACCACCTTGACCAGTAAACAAATTGCTTGGTAATGCTTCATTTAGTGATTTACCTTTTGCTACCAAAGAATCTGCTAGTGCGGCACTGCCGGGCTTAAGTACTCCGGCTTGTTCTAGTTGAGCAGGTGTCTGCGCTAGTTTACCAAGCACTGCTTGTTTTGTTCCATTTAAATCTACTACACCTGATCCGTTTGCCACAGCAGTTGTTGTTGCTGGATTTGTTGCTGCTGATACTGCTTGTTGAGAAACAACTGACTGTGTTGTACTCTTATCCATATTACCTACTGGTTGTGCAGGTGGAACTGTTGCAACAACTGGAGGTGTTGTAGGATTCTTAGGTGAGTCTGGTGCTGAGTTATTTACTGCTTGAACTGCTTTAGGGGCTGGTTTAGGCAATGCATCATCTGCCGATGTTTTAATTTCAACGTCCACACCCATGTTAGAATTTACCCACGGCGAATGCGCCGGTGCACGATTAACGATACTAGATAATTTACCCGGTGTTGCTATCCAACCTTTTACACTATCAAATAGTGTATCAATGTGCGTTGTTTTATTGTATGATTTTATTTTTTCTGGGTTTAATGATGATGAACCGGAATTTAAATTTACTACACTACCATTAATGTAGGTAGCTGATCCTGATACAAAACTTGCGGCATCGCTTGATTTTGCACTCATACCCTTGTCAACTTTAAGTGTATTATTGCCAACTGTATGCTGAGTAAAATCATCTCCTACTCTTAAATTAGTTTTCTTATCACTTTGTATATTGATTTCTTCTGAATAAATGTTTAATTTCTTTTCAGCATGTATATTAACATTATTATCTGCATGAAGATTAATGTCACCCTGTGAACGAACATTAAAACTATTCATTGCATATATGTCAACTGTACCTTCTTTGCCCAACTCAACATAACTTTGTCCACTAGCATGTACTATAAACAATGTTTGTCCATCATCACTCATAGTAATTTGATGACCAGAACTTGTGCGTAATCTTACTAATTGATTTTGTCCTTGAACGTCACCGTCATCCATTACAAAACTATGTCCACCTCTACGTGAAGTAATCTTTAATTTTGAATCAGACTCACCTGACAACCCTTGAGCAATAGCAGTATCATTTGATCCATCACCTAACCCACCTTTATAAATAGGTCTTCCGGGAGTAGATATACCAAATACACGTGACGGTGATTCACGCATACTAGAACTTGATATTGCTCCTCTAATCGGATCACGCAATAATCCTTGTTGATGTAGTTGCCCAGCAAGTGCGCTATGAACTGGCCTCGGTACTTCAATAAAATCGCTTACCTTTTCTTTACCAATATCATTCCACTCAACTACCGGCAATACAGTTGCACCACCGTAACTGTCTGCTTCATTTTCGCTAGCAGTTATCTTGGTAGAAGAACCTATACCAGGAACCATATGATGCGATCCTGTTTTTGGTATACCACCTATGTAGTATCCAAAATCTTTCTTACCGTTTAAGAAAATACAAATGACCTCACTACCTATATCAGGTGGTGTAGCCCAAAGCCCATAACTGTGATGATTGGTTTTAAATGTGCCGTCATTGTTACTTCCAGGAGCATTATCACCCGGAGTCATTCCAAAGAAAGGACTCATATACTGAACTGTCGTCCAACTTTTATCGTCATCTTCAGTACCACCAAAATCAGCTACGTATACTTGAATTCTACCTGATCGATTAGCGTCAATTGTATTTTTAACTAAACCCTTAACCGGATAGTTAACACTTATCTTACCACCGGCGTCTGGTTTATTGGCTGCTGTTGTGCCTGATACTTTAGTTACATTTTCACTCATTTGTTATGTTCCATATAATCTAGGTCTACCTTCAGATTTTACATTTGTTGTCACTGTTACACCAGGGTTATCATCATTGGGACCTTGAACTGAATTCTGAATGTTTGTGCTAGATAAATTTGTTTCACTTGCAACTTTAACTCTGCCACCTGTCATTGCATTTAACATACTGTTGTTGGTTGAATTCAAATCAGCAGAATAAGATTGTGAACCACCGATAGCTGATGCAGGTTGGGTTTTAGGTTCACTACTCTTGGCTGCTTCATCCGAAGTTAATCCTTTTGGTGCAGGATATCGTGATGCTAATGAATCAGTTTCTCTAGTATTTTCAGCTTTAGTATCGGGAGGATCTGCCGGAGGACTATACATTACTAAATGCAATTCTTGTGTGAATCTACCTTTTGAAAAAGTAGATACAACATCGGTAGCAGAATAAATTATACCTTTTGTGTCCTTAAGATACTTAGGATAATCATATAACTGTATATTAGTTTTAATATTCATTAAACCCTGGTCGTGGTCATAATCAACACCCTCATTGAATACAATTTGTATAAAAACTTGACCAGCGTGTGGATCGACTGACTTATCAGGTCCATAGTATTCGTCATATACTCCATAATTCATTCCTACAGTAGTGCAAATAAAATCAGGATCACCTAATATTTGTATAGTTGCCATTGCTTGATCTCCTGCACTATACAAACTGGTACGTACACTTGCTATAACTTGCCCGGCTTTATCAAACAACCCAGAATCATCTGCATTTTGTTTTGAGCCAGGTTTGATTGGTATAGTCAGACCGCTTGAGTTAGGAAAGGGTTTCCCTGGTTCAGGATTGTCCAATGCATCCATATAGAATAAACCATTGTATTTTTGTTCGTAACTTATTACTTCACTGTTCTTACCAGTAAACCAATATTCATAAATTTTGTGTGCCCCGTAATAGGGTGTTGGTTCAGATACATAAGCCGACCTAACTTTTGGAATTTTATATTCGTTAATCAGGTACGTAATTTCATATGCAAAATCATTTACAATAGGATCAAACGCTAGCATTTTACAAATTGGGGTAATTACAAACCACTGAAGTCTTGTTCTATCAATCGCCTTTGCCTCATCGCTCCAATTTGACATATCTTCATTGCCTTTTGCACTTAGTGCATCAGTAATATATGAGCTTTGTGCAATAACTCTTTCTATTACTTGTGTAATAGATGTTCCTGCGGGAATTTCAAATGTGCGAGTATTGTTATCTGGTTTAGCAGATTGTGCTGTCTTATCATTTGCTTTAGATGAATCTGTAACTTTTGCATTCCCGCTCATTGTTGATTTATTTCTATCGGATGCGTTTCCAGTAGTCAATATTGAATCTTTTATTTTTCCAGTTTCACTATTTTTAAATTTTATTTTAAATATATTTTTAATAGCAATAGCTTCTGACTTTAATAGGTCTTCTTGTATTTTATTCAACAATTTTTCTAAACTGTTATCGCCGGTAGATAGTAATTCTTCAACTGTTTTACCTGTCAGGCTCTGACTCGTTTTAATTTGATTATGTTTAACACCGGTACCTGTATTAATTGATACATTAATTGCTTTAAAGTTATAAACAGTTGCCTTACCATCTAATTTAAATTGCATTTCAGTAATGTTAATAGGAAAGTATCTAGCAAATACCCCGTTGTCTGCAAACTTATCATTTGAACTACCATTATCCGTATTTGGTATAAGTTGATTTGTCGTATCATCTGTTACTAAATTACCGTCAGCATCATACCCATAAAACTTGATGCCAATCATGTATAATTGTTGCAAATGATGCTTTGCTTTATCATGTCCAGGCAAATCACTCTTACCTACTACCTTTAAGGCTGCGGCTTTCAATGCAGACATAAAACTAAACCCAAAAGGTTCATAAATTTTAAAACTAAACGACAGTGAGTCAACACTTGCACCTTTGGTTGTATTTGTACTCAAATAAGTTTGAAAGCTAAAGTCGTCAATATAAAAATCTAAATCAAATAGCCGCTGATTTTTACCATTTACATTTGTACCGCCTGATTCGGCAACAACAAACATATCTTTAGGAGATATACCTTTATTACCTTGTTCAATAAATTTATTATATGAATAAGGAGTAATCATATACAATGTGATATGATATGTATAGCTACTAAACATTGATAATGGATTGTGTGGTCTTGCTCCGGGTGCTGCCTTTTGTGATGTATTATTTGATGTTGATTTTACATCAACATCTCCCGCAGTTTTATTATTTTCGGGGGTAGTAGTTTTGGCAGCATCGTCACCGGCGCTCGGTGGTAATTTGTCTTGGGGTGCATTAGCCTCTGCTTCTTTTGCCTTTTCATCTGCTGCTTTTGCGGCGTCGGCTTTAGCTGTGGTTACTGCAACATTTATTTTTTCTTTTATTGATAATGCTTCATCAGTATTAGTCTTTAAATCCGCCTGTATACTTTTTATTTCCGCCATCAATGCAGTATTCTCTGGACTAGGTGACATTGCATTCACTGCATTTACTGCATTTAACTGCATACTATCTTTTTGTGCATTATATGTTTGAGCAAAAGAATCTCTTTTCTCTTTTAACGCAGTATATTGTTCAACAGCATTAGGTGATTTAGGATCTATGGCGTCAAATTCGCTTTGAAATCCGGCGGTTGTACTTTTTAAATTGTCACTAAATTGTCTGAATTGACTTACTGAGTCTTGTGCAGCCATCTTATAGTCCTAACGCAGTTTTTAAATTTGTTAATTGTGGCAGAAAAATATACGTACCAGCGACAAAATCAAACAACGGATCTTTAATACGATTTGGATTGCGTTGTGCAAACACCCACCACAACCCGCCATCATTATATAAGTCATATGCAAGTAAGTCGGGTCGCATTGAATAGGTTTGTGTGATTTGCCAGTATATGTCTAATGGATCTTTAACGATAGGCCTATCAATCATTATGTCTAAGAATTGTCCGTTAACAACATCCGTGTTGTAGTAAGGACTGTTTGCATT